ATGATATACGGAAAACTGGTCGGCGGTGCTCTGCACGGTGCGCCGCGACCGATAAAAACAGAAAATGGCGATGTTTTTACTACTGACCCCAATTTGCTTTTGCAGTACGGATACAAGCCGATAATCACGGCTGATTATCCGTCCGACGGCGGGTATTACACCGAGTCGTGGACAGAGACGGAATCCCAGATAAAGCAGATTTGGACAGCCGCCGAGCCACCCGAAGATATATCGGCGGACGAAGCACTGGAAATAATCACAGGAGGTGCGGATATATGACGCGAGCAGAAGCAAAAGCTTATCGCAACAAGATAAATGGCGTGTTGACAAAGGTCACGACGGACGCAGAAGCTTTAAAATATGCCGAGCTTTATCCGCTGTGGAGCGGGTATGCCGATTATGCCGTCGGCAATATAGTCCGCAGACCGAGCGGACTGTATAAGTGTTACAACGCCATAACGGCAAATCCGACATGGTTGCCGGAAAACACCGCCGCGCACTGGGAGCCTATCACGGTCGGCGAGGACGGAACTATCGACAATCCGATAACCGCTGCCGCTGGTATGCGGTATTTCAAGGACAAGTATTATCTCGACGGCGGCAAAACATACAAGTGCATACGCGACGACAGCAACGGTCAAGGTACGATTTTACAGTATCTTCCGTCGCAACTTGTGGGCATTTACTTCGAGGAGGTGATTTGAAATGAATACGGAGCAGTTTGTAAGTTTAATTAAGCGTATCGTTGCAGAGTATGCAAACGCTCATTTAGATAAAAGCGATTGCAAGGAAATCACGGAAAACGATGTTTTTATTGTGTGGTTGTGTAAAACCTTACAGAACAGCAAGGCTTTGGCGAGCACAACGCTTTTTGACGGTATGTACTATGAGATAACATACAATGGAGACAAGCAGGAACTCTATTTGGATGCCTACAAAAAGTGGGAAAACAAGTGCATTAAAGCTGAGGAGGTGACTACATGAGCGGTGTAAACATCTTCTTGACGATTCTTAGTGCGTGCGGGACTATATGCGCAATAATCTTTGGCTATATCGCCTATAAGCGGAACGGTAGGAGCGATAACAAAGATGAGGGCAAAAAAGATGGTGTCGTTTTAACGGAGCTTGGCTACATCAAAAGCGGAGTCGACGACATCAAAAGAAAGCAGGAAAAGCAGGATGACCAGATAGGAAAGGTGGTCGAACGGCTGAGTTCTGTCGAATCGTCCGCCAAACAGGCGCACCACAGGATCGATACGATCGAACAGCAGCTTTATAAAAAATAAGGAGGTTATTTATCATGACAAACAAAGAACTCGCAGCGAAGGTGAAAGATATCGCGCTGCACTACAAGACGCTTTATGTGAACGGCTGCTTCGGCGCACCGCTTACGGCATCCAACAAACAGCGTTATTGCAACAATAACGACTACAACAGAGACCCGAGCAGACAGAAGATGATAAAAACGGCATCAGCTGACACCTTCGGTTTTGATTGCGTCTGCCTTATAAAGGGCGTGCTTTGGGGTTGGACCGGCGATAAGTCCAAACCCTACGGCGGCGCGAAGTACGCTTCGAACGGTGTGCCGGATATCAATGCGGATGCGATGATCCAGAAGTGTACAGGCATCAGCACAAACTTCAGCAAAATCGAAATCGGAGAAGCCCTGTGGTCTCCGGGGCATATCGGCGTGTACATAGGCGCAGGGCTTGCAGTCGAGTGTACGCCGCGCTGGAAGAACTGCGTGCAGATAACCGCCTGCAATTGCGACAAACCCGGTTACAATCGCCGCAACTGGTCGAAGCATGGTAAGCTGCCGTATGTCAACTATGTCGCTGGCGCGGCGCAGACGAAGCCTCAGGGTACAAGGAAATCTGTCGATGAAGTTGCGCACGAAGTAATCAACGGCCAGTGGGGCAACGGTGCCGACCGTATGACGCGCCTGCGCAATGCCGGGTATGACCCGAACGAAGTGCAGAAGCGCGTAAACGAAATTGTTTACGGTCAGAAAAAGCCGGCGAAAAAATCCGTTGACACTGTTGCACGTGAGGTCATCGAGGGCAAATGGGGCAATGGCGCGATTCGAAAAATCAGACTCAAAGCGGCGGGCTATAATCCTGCCGAAGTTCAGAAGAAAGTAAATCAGCTGCTTAAATAAGGAGGACAAGCACATGGAATACATAAAAGCATTTTGGGACAGCTGTGGAATGGGCATTCTTTGCACCATTCTGACAGCTATAGCATCATACCTCGGCGTATGCGCGAAGAAGCTCTTTCAGAAGTATTTTGACGACAAGACGAAGAAAGCGGTTGCCAAGACCTGCGTCGAGGCTATCGAACAGCTCTACAAGGATCTGCACGGTCAAGAGAAATATGATAAGGCTGCCGAAGCAATCGTTGAAATGCTGAATGAAAAAGGCATAACGATTACCGACCTTGAGCTAAAAATGCTGATAGAAGCCACGGTGAGCAAATTCAATGAAGCGTTCCGTAAAGACTACGGATTTGATGATGTCACAGAGGAGGTAACAAAATGATAACTGCTATTGTTTTTAACCTCATGAACATGCTCGGGCTTTATGGAGCTTGGGCGGTCGTACAGATTCTCAAGCTCTTCGGCATGATTTAACTTGCTGGTAACTTGCGTGCGTTTTGCGTGCGTTTTGCGTGCGTTTTGCGTGCGTTTTGCGTGCGTTTTGCGCGTGTTTTGAAACCAACTTGCAACTAACTCAGGACTAAAAAATGACCGGGCAGGGGATTTACCTCTGCCCGGTTTGCTGCTTTATAAAGTACGCAGCTCCCGGTCAGACCGAGAGCCACAAGAAATAGGATATAGAGCCGGAGGCTCTTTAATTGCATTATAGCATGATATGCTTTAAAAATCAAGCAATGTTTGCTCAGGTAAAAATCGACTGTTACTACAGGGTTACTACGGATTCTATTTTAGGGTACATTGCAATAGAAATGAAAAAAGCCTTGAGACCGTTGATACACAACGATTTCAAGACTTATCTTTTGGTGATCCATCGGAGATTCGAACTCCGGACACCTTGA